GTTTCGAACTGTATTGTTTAATCCGCCGAAGCTTTGGGCTGTCCTTTTACTAGCCGCAGCGGTGCCGCCCAGGCCTTTTCCGACATTTCGCAAGGCGCTCTGTGCGCTCTTGCCCGCAGCGCCAGTCTCGTGCAGTTCTTTCTGCGCGGATTCAAGCGATGCGTTAAGCTGCGTCGCGTCGCCGGTCAGGTTTACATGAACGCCAGTCCGTTCAGCCATTTTCTTTCGCCTTCATCTTGGCCTTGTGCGCCTCATGCGCTCGCCGCCATTCGCCGTTGCTGAAGCCGTTGCCGCCCGCCTTTTCTTGGCGGTCAGAGTGGCCCTGGTGCAGCCAGTGAAACTCCTGGGCGCTCATCTCCCAGAACTCTGAAGGCGCAATATTGAAGTCGATCACGCTTGTCTGAAAAGCCGTTTTTATGACTTCGAGCCTTCCGTTTTCCCTGCGCTTCTTTGTCCTCGCCGCCAAGCATCGCGGCAAGCAGTTTGCCCGCCTCGATTTGCCCATCCATAACGCCGCCTTCCATGAACAGTTCGCCCACGGCGTCCTCGTCCATGTCAGACGCGATGCTGATCATCTTGACGCAAGCGTCGGTGTCCAGTTGGATCTTGGGTTCATAGTCGCGACCGGCCTCATCCGCCTGGATTTGCTTTTGCACCTCCTGCGCAATGATGACCGGATCCGCAACCTGCTCGGTGATGTCCTTCATCACCTTCCAAGATAATTTGCACTCAATCGCTGATTCTGCCAGCGTCAGTTCGATTGTGCGCATGTTAGGCGGTAGACGCAGTGTAAGTCACAGCACCGCTCGACATGAACGTCGCAGAGAACTCGACAGCGCCATCATGCTCGCCGTTTAGTTCGAACGAGGACAGCATATAAAGCCCGGAGACGTTGCCAGGGCTGGCAAGCGACGACGGCAGATCCACCTTGAGCGTCTCGCCGGTCACGCTGGCGTTGTAGAACTCAGCCAGCAAAACTTCGTCGGATGAAATGCCGCTGACCGATACCTCGACCGATTTAAGCCCCGGCTTCGCCAGAAGCGTGCGCCAGCCGCTGTCGTCATCGGTTGTGACATCAACCAGTTCATTAGTGTTCGTAATTCCGCGAGTTCGAACGCCGACAAGCGTCGTCGCGTTCCAGTCGATGGTCAGTTCGCGACCATTAAAGCCTGCCATATTAAGTCTCCTTCTGAATGGTCAGCTTGAAAACCATCACGCCATGCCGGGTGATGCCGTCTGGATCCCTTAATGCCTGAGATTCAGTGCATAAGCAATCCACGATATTATAGCCCGTCTTCGTCAATGCGCCACGGTTAAGGATGTCATATATCTCGCCCATGATCGCCTTGGTCTGCTTGAAGCCTGCCGTCCGGCTCCAGATGTCGATGTTTACATCAATTTCCTTGCCCAGCGTGTCGTCGGTATCCCAGGCCGACGTGTCGTCGTCTCCGATGACGACGTAAGGGAAATTATTGCGCGGCATCCCCTCCGGCAAATATGGCACGTCGTCATATACATTCGCCGTGATATTGCCAGCCAGGGCTGTATAAACGATCTGCTGCGCAGCAGTCTCGAAACTCATTTCTTGGCCCCCTCGATTTCGGCACGCAATTCCTTGTCGATATTTCTAATCGCCTTGCGGAAGCTGCGCCGCAGCCAAGGTCGCTTTTCCATCTTACTTGTGCCGAACTCTAGGTGCTTGCCATATTCGACATTGGTCCCAACCCGTCCCGCCATCTTCGGCGCTGGAGCGGTCGGCTTCACCTTGATTGAACTCTGGAGCCGTCCTGTGTCGGTCATCGGATACTGGCCCGGCGCGGATCTGCGCACCGTCTTGCCGCCGCGTGTATATTGCTGGCCGCTCGCTGGCCCGCCCTTTATCCCGCGAATCGCAATTTCCTGAGTGTCGTATAGCGCATCATTGATGATTCGAGACATTGACTCCTCTGACCCTCCAGAAAGCCGCTGAAACTCGGATATGGTCTCATTGATGCCGTCCACGCTTAACTTGATTAATGTCACGACGGCTCGCCCTCGACCAGTCTCATCTCCAAAAA